GAGAGCCTTCAAAGCAGTGTCCTTGGGCGAGGTGCTGGGCGCCGCCGGGGCGGGTGCCGCAGCGGGAAGGTTCTTCAGGAACGAGCCCGCTGAGTACTGGGCGTCCTTCATCTCGTCGGGACTCGCGCCCGCAGCCTTAGCCGCGTCCTTGAGATCCTGATAGGTCTTCAGCGACCAGTTGTCCGGGGGGTTCTCCGCGTACTCGGCAACCGCCTTCAACGCCTCCAGCTTCGGGGACAGACCAGGCGCCGCGCCAGAAGGTGCAGCCTTTCCGGGCCCCTTCAGGAAGTCGTCGGGGTGCCCGGCGGCCTGCTTGATCTCGTCCACAGAGGCACCGGCAGCCAGGGCCGCCTTTTCCAGCTGGCCCCCAACGGCCATGTCCCCGCCAGCCTGCTCGTGCTCGGCCAGCTTCTTCAACGCCACGTCCTTCGCGGACATGCCAGCCGTGCTCGCAGCCTTCTCCGCCTTGGCTTCCTGCATCACGTTGTGGATCTCGTCGAGAGACGCACCCGCAGCCTTGGCCTTGGAGATCGCCCCGCTCTTCAAGACATCACCCTGGGCCGTGTGCTCGGCCACCTTCTTGAGGGCATCGTCCTTGCTGAGCGCACCCGGAGTCCCGGCCTTCGCGGATTCGGGGAGCCCGTTGTAGAGCTTCTCGAAGTCCTTCCCGATGGTGTTCTTGTGCTTGGCGATGTCGTCGAGGAAGCCCTCCACGGTGGAGTGTCCGCCGGGGTTGTGGCCGTTGTTCAATGCCTGGACGGCGTACGGCTTGAACAGGGTCTTGAACTGCTCGTCCGGCATGTCCTGGACAGCCTTGATCGTGTGGGCGAAAGCGTTGTCCCCGTTCGGGTCCGGGATCTGGATCTTGCCCGCTTTGGCGGCGTTCCACAGCTTCGGGTACACCGGCACGTCCGGCGGGTTCGGCGTGTAGGTCGTCGTCGGGTCGCCCTTGCTGTAGCCACCCACGCCCTTGCCTACGCCGAACTTGAACGCCTGACCCTGGTCAACCTGCTGCAACCCCCGAGAGGTCTGAAGCCACTGCCCGGAGTGCGAGTCCTGGTTACCCGTGGCGTAGTCCAGCACTTGGTACTGGAGCATCTTGGTGATGTCGTCCGGGGAGAGCTTTTCCGGGTTGAACTGGCCGTCAGGGAAGGCGTCCGTTGATCCCTGGATCATCTCCTGGAGGTGACCCTTCTTGTACTTGACGAACACGGGAGTGGCGAGACCCACCTTGCGGTGCAGTGATGCCACCGCAGGGTCCAGCACCCGCGAGTAGCCCTGGGGATCTTCCTTGTTCAGCCACTCGTTCCCGGCTTCGTCCTTCATCACCTCGTTGCTGTGGGAACCAAGGTGCTTGCCGGTGCCCTTCAGCGCGCCGACCGGCTTGAGGGGGGTCCCTGACGCCTTCGGTTCTGTAGCGACCGGCGGCTTGGGGATCCCGGCGGCCTTGGTGGCAGCGTCCGCATCGGCCTGAGACTTTTTGGCGTCAGCCAGGTGAAGCTTCTCGTAGTCCGCGTGCTTCTTGGCCAGCCCGGTCTTCCCCGCATCACTGGCAGCCTTCGCGGCGTGGGCGTGGGCGTCCGCAGCCTCCAGATGGGCCGCCGTCTTGTCCTTGGCGTGGAACAGCGCATCGGTCGCAGCAAATGCCTTGGAAGACAGCGCCGTTGCCTTGCCCGCCTTCGCCGCCAGCTGCTGATCGGCGGTCGCCTTGGCGTCCGCGTCTTCCTTCATCTTCTTGATCGCGGTAGCGTGGACCATCCCCTGGTTCTTGTGGAACTCCTGGATGCCCGGTCCGTGATCCGCCTTCTTGGCTGCGATCGCCGCCGTGATGTGGGCGTCCAGGGCCTCGTTGTGGGCCTCCACCGTGTTGGCGGCTTGGGCTGCCTCAGACAGCTCCTTGGCCTTGTCCGTGGCGTCGTAAGCAGCCTGGTTCAGCTTGGCCTGGTTCTTCTGCGCTTCGATCTTGGCCGCGTGCTCCGCTTCGGCCTTGGCCTTGTGTTCCGCAACCCCCTGCTCCAGATCCTTCTGGAAGTCCTGGGACTGGTGCATCTTCATTGTGGCCAGGTGGTTGGTCGGCAGGTCGTGCTTGCCGCCATGCTGTAACGCCGCCCCGGCGGCCTTTACGGCGGCACCGAAGGCGTCGGCCTTGGCCTGCATCTCCTCCGGCGTGCCCTCCGGCATGTCGTACGCCGCGTTGTACGCCTGGGACGCCTCGGCGGTCAGCTTGTCGTTCTCCGCCTGCTTGGCCTTCTTTTCCTCCGCAGCCTTCATGGCGGCGTGGATCTTCCCAGCGTGGTTCAGGTGCGCCACCGCGTTCTCGTGGTGGTCCTGAGCGGCATCGTGCTGGCCCGCCGCCAGCGCGGCGGCCTTGGCCGCCATGTATGCCTTGGATGCGTCCTTGTGGGCCTTCACAGCGTCAGGAGTCGCCCCCATCGCACCCGCATCCACGGACGCCTTGTCGGCCGCCGTGGTGGCCTCCTTGTGTTCGGCCTGCAACGCGTCCTGCTCGGCCTTCTTCTGCTTCAAGTTGGCCGCGGCAGCGTTGTGGGCCATCTTCTGCGTCAGGTGATGCTGAGCCTTCTCCTGGTTGCCGATGCTGCTGTGCAGACTGTGCGCCTGCTGGTGAGCATCCCCCGCCTGCTTGTGGGCCGCGATCTGCGAGACCAGGGAATCGCCCTCTTCCTCCGCGAAACCGGCGCTCTTCGTGGCCTTCCCCGCCGACTCCGACTGCGCGTCAGCGGCTTGCTCCAGCTTGTTGTGCAGCGCCTGCTGGCTGTTGGAGATGTTCGTGTGCTTGTCGACGGCCTTGCCGTGAGTGTCGGAACTGTAGTGGTTTCCCGCCACCTTGTTGGCCGCCTGAGCCGCCTTGTGGGCTTCCGCAGCTTCGGCGTGCGCGGCGGCCTTCTCCTTCGGGGACCCCTGCGAACCTTTCGCCGTGGTGGAAAGGTTGTGGGCCTTGGCGCTGAGACCCTCCGCCAGGGCCTTGCGCTTCTCCAGCTTCGCGGCGGCCTCCGACTTCGCGGCCTGTTCCATCTGGGTGGCCTTGGAGGCGTGGATAGCGCTGTGCGCGCTGTGGGTGAGGACGCCGGACTTGTGGGTCGGTCCCTCGCCAGCCGACTGGAAGGCCTTCGCCGCGTTCTGGTGGGCTTCCGCCGCCACCTTGTGAGCTGCCGCCTGTACGGCCTTGGGGTGACCGTCGGAGGTGACCTTCTCGGCCTGGTTGGAGGCGGCCTCCGCCTTGCCCACGGCCTGCTTGACGGCCTCCTGCTTGACACCGACAGCGGCGGCCCTGCTCTTGACCGCCTTCTCCCAGTCCGCCTTGGACGCGTACCGGTCGGTGGCCTTGAACTGCATCTTGCCGTCGGCGCCCTTGGTGAAGTGCCCCACGGTGTGGCCGCCGGAGAGGTGGCCGTGCGCCTTGGCCAGACCGCCGCCGCTGAGCCCTCGGGAGGGAATCAGGGGGTTGATCAAGATCCATCCGTGCTTGTAACGGAATGCTAACGCTCCGGCGGGGTTCTTGGAAAAGTCCAGCGTATGGGGCTGAACTTCCTTTGCACCGGCCGGTAAACTCGTTACGAACGCTAATTCGTACTCTTGGGTAGTCACTTGCTGCCCTTCCTGCGGCCAGCGCGCCGCTTCATCAGAACCTTCTTCGCGGCATCCGCCAGCTGACGCTTGGGCGCCTTCGAGAGCAGGCTGTTCACCGTCATCCGGGCACCGTCCTGCGAGGAGACCGTGGGTACCGTGACCATCCCGCCGACCTCGGCTGACACCCCCAGATCCACCGGCTGGGACAGCTTCACGTCGTTCCGCAACTGGTCCAGCGTCGACGCCTGCTGCGCGTTGTAGCGGTCCAGAAGCTTCTGCTGGGTCGGCGTCAGGGGACGACCGGCCTTCTTGTCCGCCAGAGCCTGCTTGGTCGCAGCAGTGACCAGCTTCTGACGGGCCTTCACCTTGGCCGTCTCCGCCTTGGCCGCAGCAGTAGTCTTCCGCTTCGCCTCAGTGGCGGCCTGCTTCTTGAGACGCTCCTTGGCCTTGGTCCGCCGCTTCGCCTCAGCCGCAGCCCGCCTCTTGGCCGCAGCCGCCTTCGTCTTGGCCTTCGCAGCCTCCGACTTCGCCTTCGCAGCGGCTTTCTTGCCGTCTTTCTCAGCCTTGTTCTTGTACGCCTGCCGGATCGCGTCCTTGGTGGCCGCATCGTGGCCCGCCATGTCCTTGATCTCCGAGGCCGACTTGTCCTTCTGCGACGGGCCGACCGGCGTGCCGTTCTTGTCGACAGGCACCCAGTTGTGCTTCCACCCGACAGCACCGGGCGGCAGCTGGTGCTTGCCCTTCTGCTCGGCAGGCTTCTTCTTGTCCTTGGTGACCTTCTTCTGCGCGGGTTCCGCAGGGGGCAGCGCCAGCTCTACCACCTTGGAGCCGTCCAGGACGCCCCGCAGGAGAGTCATCGGCTGAGACAGACTCACGCCCTTGTTCGGGGTGGTCTTGGCCTTAGCCTTCGCGGCTTCCCAGGCGGCTAGGGCAGCTGCGGATGCGGTGCGGACCTCGGGCTTGACGTTGCCCTGGCCAGACGCCCAGTTCTTGACGGTGCCCAGGGCAACCTGAATCGCCTTGGACTTGTCCATCCCCCGCTTCTCCATAAGGCTGTGGGCGATGTTCTGCACATAAGGCGGCAGGCTCAAGGATTTGTCCTTGAAGAGCCCGGGGCCGCCCGGCTTCCCTAACGGGTGCGGGGTGGTTGCTAACGCCCCGGTCTCTGCACTCATGTCATGCGCTCCAGTAAGTTGTGGGGCTTAGTGGAACGCGGCGAGCTTGATGGTGTTGACGGACGCCGTGGCCTTGACCGTGTCGCCGGTAACGACGTAGGGGAAGTCGCTCGGGTCGAGCAGGTAGGTGGTGCTCGCGGCGAGGGTGTACACCTTGTCCGGGACGACCAGGCCGGTCGGGAGGATGGCGTTGGACTTGATGGCCACGGTGCCTCCGGCGGTGCCTCCGTCGAGGAAGAGCCAGGTGTTTCCGTCGTTGGAGAACGTGTTACCGGCGACGTCTGCCGGAACGGCTGCAAGGGTGGACAGGCCTCCATTGGAGGCGGAAATGACGGTTAATGCGGTAGCCATGGTTTGGTCTCCTCGCGCGAGTGTTTTCAGCTGGCATGCCAGATACCAAACTACCTGTTTATCCGTCAATCTGGGAGGCTAGCACCCATTTCAGGATAGGTGCGCGGGCAGTTCTGTCACCACGGGTTTTCCTGGCCAGGCAGGTGCGGGGAAACAGCGGCAATTCGGGTGCCGGGATCCGGGGTGCAGGCCTTCGGGCGGGCTGTCCGCTGAATAGTTTTTCCCGATGAGCCAGCGGCAGTCGGGTGTGGTGCGGTCGTCGAGGAGGCCTCCCCAGCCGAGGATCTTGCTGTGGGTGGCGGCGGTCATCTTGATGGAGGCTTTGGCGGCGGCTGTCCGGCGTGTGGAGGCCTGTACGTGGGCGGAGAACAGCTGCTTTTCCCGCTGGATCCCGGAGGCGAGGTCTGGGGCGGCGGCGAGCCGCTGGACGGCATTGATGAGGTAGGCGGCCCGGTACAGCCTGTTTTTCTTCTTGATCTCGGCTAAAGGATTCGATCCGGTAACGGTCGGCATTTTGCCGGGTTTGTACTTGATAGCGGCAAGGGCGGCGAGTACGAGCTTTTTCGGTGTTTTCACCGCAACGGAAATAGCCTGTACTGCTGCGAGGAGAGGGGGACCAGCCGCTAGCACAGCGGCTACCGCAGCAATTTCAGCCCCGCTCATTAAAGAGTCCTTTTGGGCCTTTTGCTGAGCTTGCTCCGACATGTTTCCTCCCCTTACTATTCCTTTCGGGTGGTTGGGTGATCGAGCCCCCACCGGTTGAGTTCCGACTCCCGGTGGGGGCTTGGTTTTTTACTTGCCCTTCCCGGCACCCTGACTGCCGGAAGCACCCTTTGCCGCAGCAGCCTTCTGCTGGACCATCTGCGCGGCCTTATTGATCTTCGCCCCGGTCTTCGCCAGCGCCGCCTTGCCCTGCGTGTTCGCCATACCCCTGGCCACACCCGCCTGAGGCCCGCCCTGAGCCGCCATCTGCTTCTGAGCGTCCAGACCCACCTTCTTGGTCTGGAGTTCCAGATCCATCCGCTGGTCGATGCGCTCTTCGAGCTGGGAGAACTCCTTGTTGACTTCCTCCATGGGCATGTCCAGATAGGTGCCCATCATCTTGGTCAGCTCGGTCATGAACGCCTGTGGCACCCGCAACTCGGTGGGGGTCGTGCCGAAGCCCAGCAGGAGGGCCTTCACAGTCTCCAGGTCGCCCTCCGACAGCGGCCCGAACTCGAAGTTCGGGCAGACACCATTCGGCCCGAAGTTGTACATGACCAGGTCCGCGATCACGTAGTTCGTGATGGACTCGGCCAGCTCCTTCGCGGTGCCGGTGAGCGACTGGAGAAAGAAGTCGGATTGGTCTTTGGACAGGGCGTACGAGCCGCCGGGACTGTCGGGGAGGTTGGTGAACCCGGCGAGCACGGAGGCGGCCATCTGGTTGTCCAGGTAGTCGATGAACTCCTTGAAGAGCCCGGCCGCAGCCGTACCCAGCTCCAGGGTTTCGACCTTCACCTCAGACGACGTCCCCAGGACGCCGCCGTTCTTCACATACCGCAGGGCCTTCGCGTACTGCTTCGCGCGGGTCTCGTCCTCCGCCTGAACGATGTACCTCCCCGTGGCGTTCGCCTCAAGGAACGTCGCCCACAGGAACAGCACCTTCTGCTTCTTGTCGTGCAGCCAGTAGATCAACTCCATGTCGGAGTGGCCGCGCGCCGCGTTGATGTGCTGGTTGTTGAGGTGGACCCACGAGTACTGGGCAGGGATGTCGATCCAGATGTTCGGCCACACCTCGCCGCCCACGGACACCGGGCGCTGCCGGAAACCCCTGAACGCCCCCGTCTTGGGGTCACGGGCAAGGGCCGTGGTCGGGGAGGGACGGAACGCCAGCCGGTCGTAGACGATCTTCCCGTCCCGTTCCGTGAAAACCTTCTCGAAGCACGCCTTGCGGTAGGTGCGGGCAGACAGAGCCTGCGCAATGAGCAGGCGCATAGGCGTCTTCATGCCGCCCTGGTTCGCGGGCTTGGTCAGAGCGTCCTGAATGAAGGCGGCCTCTCCCGAGTCGCCCGAACCAGGGATGATCTTCCACGGGGCGGACCTGATTGGCAGGGTAAGAACCGACTGGATGGTGCGGGCCTTGCCGTCTCGGCCCAGCATCTCGTCGAAGGACAGAGACTCGAATTCGTTCTCATCCAGGAGAATGCGTCCGGGGACACCGGACCAGGATGCGGCCCAGGAGTCCGAGGTGGTGTAGAGGCTGCCTTCCTCCGCCTCCAGAGCAACTTCCGGAGCCCCCTTGGCCGTAGGGGTGAGCGGTGTGCCCGGGTACTCCGGGACATAGTTGGAAGGCGAGATTTCTCCCGCGTCTGGCAGAGCTGTTCTGCCTAAATCATCCGGCACGGTACTCCCCTACTCTGCGCATCCCGTCAGCTTATGCTAACATTCAGCATTTTTGCCCTACCAGCCTGAGAGTTCCATATCCGATTCGGTATCCCAGGTTTCCACCACGGCCTCCGCAGCCGGGTCGTTGTTGTACGGATACTTTTCTTCGGACGCTTTCCATTCGTGGTCCTTGGGCTGTTCCACAGGCGTGGGGCCGTACGTCATCCAATAGGCGTGGATGATGGCGTCAGCCCGGTCGGTGGACCTGCCGAGCCGGGTCTTGATGTCCTCTTTCTTTTCGATCTTGTACTTCGGGGTGCCTGGCTGTGTGTCGAACTTCGGGCACGTCAGCTCTGCCAGCAGTTTGTCGTCCCGGGGGAACGCGATCGTCGCGCCGCCCCTGCGGGCAGGGTTCAACAGCTCCCGCAGATTCCACCAGGCCGCCGCACGGTCGTTGATGAACGACATCTTGCCGGTGGTGTCCTTGCGGCCGGAGTTGGCTGCCGCGATGAACGCATACGTGTCCTGACTGTCCCGGCGCAGCTTGGCCACCACACCCGAACCCACACCGATGCCGTCCACGATGTACTTGGCATTCGTCGGGGCACCGTGCAGGGCCGCGATCTGCTGGAGGTCGTCCGCCGTGGTCAACGGATCCTTGGAGGGGAACGCCCGCATCTCGCGGACCACATCACCCTGCCGGATCGCGGCGACCGTCTCGTCCTCACCGCCGTCGGAGATGTCCGCACCGATGACGATCTCACCAGGCTGCTGGGCACGGGGTTCGACCAGGCAGACAGGCTCGTCGGTGTCCGGGTCGATGATGTACGTACCGTCCCGCCACTGCTCCCACCGGGCCATAGCCGCTTCCGCCCAGGCCAGCGGAATAACGCCCTCAGATGATGTTTCCGGGAACACAGCACGTACCTTGGACCGGAACAGGGAGGATTCCTTGCCCCAGCCGATCATCGATTCGTACACCCAGGTCGGGCCGACCAGCGTCTTCTGGAGGGTCGGGGAGACTTCCTCGGTGGAGAACGGGATGCCCTCTTCCTGCATGTACTCGACGAGTTTCGGGTAGCGGGAGCAGGCTTCCTCGGTCATCAGCGGGGACCGCAGGGCGTCGATGCGGATCTTGTTCCACTTCTCGCCGAGCGGGTTCTCCGGTGAGCACACCTGCCGGAAGTGGCTGCCGGGGTCGGTCGGGTTCCCGATGGCCAGCACCCGTGACGCCTCGTTGGTGACGAGAGAGTCCACGGCGTCCCAGATGGACCGGTCGACACCGCAGGCTTCGTCGATGACGACGAGGATCTGCTCAGCGTGGAACCCCTGGAAGGCGGAGTCTTCCTTGTCCGGCGGCTTCTGGCCGATGCCGACTAACTCGCCGTTGATTTTCCAGGACGGTATCGGGGAAGACAGTATCTGGCCTGGTAGTGAAAACCCGCGTTCCTTGGCCAGGTTGTGGGCGCGTTGGATGTAGCGCCAGAGGATGGAAGCCACCTGCCGGGCTGTGGGTGCCGTGGTGACCAGGAAGACCTGGTCCATGGGGATGGTGGCAATCCACCAAGCGGACAAACGGGACGCGAGGTGCGATTTGCCTGCGGCGTGACAGGACTGGACGGCTGTGAATCGGTGGTCCCGAACGCTCTCGCAGATCTCCCGCTGCATGGACCACATGTCTTCACCGAGAACATCGTTGACCCAGTTGGCCGCGTTCCGGTGAGAGTCCTTTTTCGCTTGTAACTCATACAGCGTGGCTAATCGGTCGGCCCATGCGTTCTGCGCCACGCCATCCTCTTTCTTCCATTCCCTATGCCGGTGTGATCATTGTACGGAAAAGTCAAGAGATAGCCGAGGGCCAGACACGACGGAACCCCCGGAGGCGACCACCGGGGGTTCCGTCAACAATGCGTTGGTTGGGTGATCCTCTTCACATTAAGGCGTCCAATTGCCGCCCAACCCCCCAGAGCTACAGCCCTGAAGTTTCGCTACAGCTAGCCTAGCACTCCGGTGCTTCCGGTAAGGCTGCGATGTCTTCCATGGTGTGCATCTGCATCCTGATCCGCTCCTCCGACCGGAGCCGCTGCCGGAGCGCCCGGTCCGCCAGCTCCTCCTTGAGGGACGCCCGCGCTGCGAGGGAACGGGCCTGCCCGTTGAAGAAGCTGGCCACCCCCTCCATCACCAGGCCGATGGCGTTGAACAGGTCGATGAACATCGTGGTCACGGTCCACCGCAGGGCCCCGCCTTCCTGCTCCTCGGGAACCAGGAAGTGCAGAATCTCCGACGGAACGCTCTGGGCATCCTCGGACTCGTGGGCTTCGTCAGACATGGGCGTTGCTCCCTTCACAGGATGACGAGGTCGGACCAGCCGTCCGGACCTACGGAGAACACGAGCAGACCTGCGCGGGAGTCGTCGCCGGACCAGTTGGAGTACCAGGACGAGCCGTTGTCCAGGGCCGGGGCCTGCACCCAGAGCTTCCCGGAGCCCACCTCTTCGGCACGGAAGTGGTGGAAGTGGCCGGTCAGGAGGATCCGCGCGGCAGCAACGGGCTGCTCTCCGAAGGTCTGACCGCGCCACCAGTCCACGACCTTCGACGGGTTGCGGACCTGGTGCCCGTGGGAGAGACCCACGACGGTTCCGGCCACGTCTACGCTCACGGTCTCCTGCCAGGTCTCCGGCAGGATGAACTTCACATGCCCGAACGCGCCTTCGTTGACCGCGAAGGCGTCGGCGACCTGCTGCATCGTCTCGATGCCCCAGTCGTCGGTGGGCGGGCCGACCATCTTGCCGTTGACCCGGTGCTGCGCGTGATTGGAGGCGCACACGGCGGCCGTGACGGAGTCGAACTGCCGGGCCAGCCGCTTGAGTCCGTCAAAGGTCAAGCGCCTGTGCAGGCGGACCATCTCGGTCATCGTCAGATCGTTGGTGCCGATCTGCGCGGCCACGTTCTGCTGGCCTTCGACGCAGTCTCCGGCGTCCATCCAGTAGGCGGAGTCCACGGGGCGCCCGACGGCTTGGAGGTCCCTGATGTGGTCCTGGAGCCGGTCGAACTTCTCCGCGACGCGGGCAATCAGTTCCGGTGTCCCGCCCCGGCGGTCGACCTTGCCGGTCTGCGGGTCCGAGTAGGCGACAACGAGGCCCCGTGACGGGGCTACAGGGGCCCTGCGGCTGCGTTTGACGCGCATGGCGTCCCGAACCATCGTCGCTATGTCCTCGGCGCCGTAACCGGCCAGGGAGGACGGCGCTACCCGGAACTTCAGCCGCCATACCGCCTGTGTGACGGCGTCCTCGCCCTCAGCGGACCGGGTCCAGGCGGCGGGGTCGTGCTTGGCTTCGGTCAGCTGGACTTCCCAGCCGTTCGGGACGCTCAGCCCGAGTTCTTCGACGGCAGCCTTCCAGGCGTTCGGGTCCTGGGGACCTGTCGCGGTAGGGGCTGTGACGACGGTCATCGCACCGTCGGATCCGAAGGCGACTCCGGGCTGCCATTCCCGGCCCACGGGGGAGGTCGGTGTGCGCCCGGCGCGAGAGGAACCGGCTTGCTCCGGGGGGAGGTTCAGCAGGGCTTCCAGGTCGCTGGAAAGGCCCCGGCTCACTCAGTGCCCTTGGGGCAGCGGCAGCCTGAAGCGGTGCCGCGTTTGCGGTGCCTCAGGAGTGTCTTGTCGGTGATGGCGTGCCCGTTGCGGGTGAGGGCGGCGGCGATGACGGATCCGGGGATCTCGGGGTTGTCCAGAACCCTGCACAGGTGCTCGCGGTCTTCGTCTGTGATCTGGCCCAGGATGCGTGCGACGGTGCACTGGGGGCCGGGATAGGTGCCGCGTCGGGATTCGACGTTCACCAGGTCGTCTTTGAGACTCATGGGTCCCCTACAGCGCTACAGGGTCCGGTTTAAGTGGACCGATTGTTTCCGGTGATCTAAACGGTAGCTTACGAAACATGTTTACGGGAGCCTGCAACGAACGCTGCAAATGGCACATTACTGAAGGGGCCGTGTTAGAGGGTAGATTGAACGGCCATTGACACATGCCGTATGCTGCATTCCGCCTTGTCGTCACACTGACTACAAGGCCCCAACTCGCCCCAGGGGGACCTGTAATGTCCGAGCAGTACCCGACCCAGCCGCCCTATCACACTCCGCAGTACGCACCGCCGCAGCCGCCGAAGAAGAAGAGCAAGAAGTGGCTGTACATCGGTATCGGGGCTGCCGTCTTCATCACCATCATCGTGGCGGCGTCGTCCAACGGAGGCGAGGACACCGACAAGCCGTCTGCCTCTTCCGCCCAGCCCGCCCAGTCCGCTGCGGGTAAGAGTGAGGCCACCAAGCCCAAGGCGAAGGCGCCCGAGGCGTCCACGGTGGACCAGTTCAAGGCGTTCGTGAGCAAGCACGGCACGGCAACCGAAAAGGCTGCTTCCAAGCACGTCACCAAGATCCAGGGCGCCGACAACAAGAACGACATCCTGGACGCGCCGGAGGTCTACACCGACTACTCCGGTGATCTGATGAGCGAGGACGCCGCCAGCGGCAAGCTGATCGCTTCCTCCTTCGCGGACTGGCAGGCCAGCCGGGGCAAGGACTCCAAGAACGGCCTGGTCACGGTGTACAACAAGACGGGCGAGCTGCTGAGCAA